TGAAGAATCAACGGTCAACGAAGAGCAATATTATGACGACGGCAGTGGAAATATTTACAGACTCAGCCCAGATGGCGGCTATGAGTTGTACCGCGCCGCTGAAGTGCCAGAAGACATTGTTGAAGAAGATTACAACCTTTTCAATCCAGATTACATAGATTACGACGTTAATGACCGATATTCGACCGAAGAAGATGACGGAGACGAATACTATGATTACAAGCGCGGAGGCTTGATTACCATGATGAAACAAGGCGGAGTTGCCCATATGGCAAGTGGTGGCTATATGCCTGAAGGCGCAGTCGATAACGGAGATGGCACATACACCATTGGTCGTTTCACCTACGACATGATGACAGATGATTACCTGTACTCGTCTGACGACGGACAAATCACCAACGTCAACCCTGATTTTGTGTATTCATCGACTCCTGAAGAAGACTACTACACCACCGACTCGCTGGGCAACATCTTTAAGAACGATGTGTTTTACCGTGCGGCTGAAGTTCCAGAAGACATTACGTCCGCAGGAAGCGGCAGTCGCTCTCCATCGCTTGGAAGTTATTTGGACAAGGGCGTAGACGTTTTCAAAGGTCTTGTCGGAGGCGGCTATGACGCCCTCACTGGCGCTCTGGGTACAACCGCAGGCGCGGCTGGTGCTGGCGCTTTGATTGCCACCTTGCTTGGCGAAGACTTTAGCGGTGGTACAGGCAACCAGAACGCAGGCTTGGATATGTCTAAGGTAGGCGTCATCAACCCACGAACAACTGACTTTGGCATTGGCCCAACTCGGTTTGTGGGGTACGAAGACTATGGCACAGGTGGTGGTGACTACACGCCAAACGAGGAGTTGCTGAGGAACCTGAACGCGCCGGGGTTCAACCCAGTGCGTGAAGGCGACTACGGCTACGAAGAAGTTCCTGCCGAAACTACCACAGAGGCTCCCAAAATGGCCTCTGGCGGCTTGTCCTCGATGGCTACCCCCGTGGCCTCGTACTACACCTTCGGTCAACCTGCGGACATCTTGGCGAACTTAGGGATGCGTCAACAGCCCCCAATGAATCCACCTGAGATGATGCCCCAGATTGGTCAACAGCAGTCGCCTCAGCAGACGCAACAGCAAGGACTCCCACAGCAGGCTCCCCCACAGATGGCGCAACAAATGCCACAGGGTATGCCACAGCAGGGCATCATGCCCCAACAGCAGGGTATGGCTCCTCCAATGCGCAAGGGTGGCTTGCCTCACGTTTCTGACGTGCCATTGACTCAAGGTCGCTTGGATTTCCGCAAAGGTTCTGCCGTGCATGGAGCAGGCGATGGACAATCGGATGACATCCCAGCTATGCTGGCGGATGGCGAGTATGTGATTGACGCTGAGACTGTGGCTCAGATTGGCAACGGCTCAACAAAGGCAGGCGCACAGGCTTTGGACAAGTTCCGTGAGAGCATTCGCGCACACAAGCGCTCCGCTCCCATCAACAAGATTCCACCAAAAACCAAGGCGCTGACCTCATACCTTAAAGGAGCGAAATAATGGCTGGACTATTTCAAGGTGACCCGCTACCAGCGATTACCAAGACGACGGAAGCCCAACAGACGGCTCCAGAGTTTTACACGAATTACCTGCAAGACATTGCTAACTTAGGCCAGAACGCTGTCCAGCAGGGTGGTATCGCTGGCTTCAGCCCACTGCAACAGCAAGCCTTTCAAATGGCTCCAGACGTCGCGTTTGCTGGCGCTGGCTCTATGGGTGCGGCTTCTCAATTGCTAGGCGAGGCGGGCGCTACAACCGTTCCTGACGTCATTGCTGACTACATGAATCCATACACCAGCGCGGTGGTGGATGAGATGGGTCGCCTGAGCAACCGCAACGTCCAAGAAAACATCATGCCAAACCTTGGCGCGGCGGCTATTGGCTCTGGTCAATTCGGCTCACGTCGTCAACAGCAGGTCACTGGCAATGCTTTGCGCGACATCCAAGCTGACTTGGTGGGCAAGCAAATGCAAGCCTTACAGCAGGGCTATACAACCGCTGGAACACAGGCTCAGGCAGACTTGTCTCGCGCCTTGAATGCTGGGCAGGCTTTTGAAAATTTAGGTCAAGCCCAACAAGGCATGGGTATCGCTGGTTTGAAAACCATGTCTGACTTTGGCGCTCAACAGCAGGCTCAAGGTCAGAAGTTGCTCGACTACCCAATGGCTCAAACACAACAGTTTGCCAAATTGCTCCAAGGCTACAACGTCCCAATGGGTACGACTACGCAGTCAACTGGTTCCGAAGGCTACTCCAACAGTCCGCTGTCGCAGATTGCTGGCTTGGGTTCTTTGGTGGCTTCGCTGTTCCCAAGCACTAGTGCTTCGGATGCGCAAAAGGCATATTACGAAGTTCTTGCAGAGAATGCCAGAAAATCAGGCACAACAACTCCAGTGAGAACTGGCAAAAGTGGTGGCGTAATGCGCAAAGCGCATGGCGGCGGTGTTCGCCTTGCTGATGGCGGAATGGCTCCAACTGGCGCAGAATATCACGATGGCAACGGGAATTTTTACGATGCCGATGGCTACTTAGTGGGGTAAAAAAATATGGTGGCTCCAACACAAGGCGGCTTGAATCAAGTCTCTGCACAACAAAAACCTCCCGCACCTGCTGGCGGTAAATTTGACGTCAATGCGGCGCAGGCAGAAAACATTGAAGAAATAACCAAATCGCAACCGACTGGGTTAAAAGAGAAGGTTGTTGACGACCTTGGCGACCAACGCGAGGCATTGAATGCCGCTTTGCTGAAAATGCGGGCAAGCCTTGACGCACGCAAGAATAGGATGTTTGACCCTGTCTTGATGCAGACCGCCGCAGGCTTCTTAAAACCTACCAAGACGGGTTCGTTTGGCGAATCCTTGGGGTATGCCGCAGAGAACGCTGGCGTCGCCTCAGAGCGCGAATTGATTCGTGACGCAGAAACCCAAAAGCTAGAAATGGAACTTCTTGCAAAAGAGCAAGAGTTCCGCCAACAGTTGGGTGGTGACACATTGATGAGCGCACTGCTTGGTGGGCCAAGAAATACTGCACCTCCGCCTGCGGGTGGAGCAGGGGTGACGCCGACGGGCGCTCCAAAGGTTCCCGGCACGGCATCCCCAGTCGATATGGCAACCCCATCAGGTCAACAGCAAGTTGTTGCAGGCGTGCGGTCGGGTCGCATTCAAGTCACTGATGAAATATTGGCTATTGCAAGTCGCGTTGCTCCAAAAATGCTTCCATTCCTTCAAGAGATGCGCAGGTCTCAAGTTGAAGAAGAGAAGAACCGTATTGCTCAAGAAGACCTCCTATTCAAAAAATCTTCTGAGAAACGCAAGATTATTCCTCGCGGCTCTCGAACTGAGCGAGAGATAAGTGGGCCTGAGTACGAAGAATATCAACAAAAGTTAGCAGAATTCCGTAAAGATAAAGACGTGAATAAGTTGCTTGATTACTATGACAGCAAAGGATGGCTTGAGTCCGAGCAGGTGGTGGCGCTTGACGCCCAGTTAGGCAACGGCAAGCCAACTGTTGGCGGTACATCAACAACCAGCGGAGCATCGACAGTCGGCGGGACATCAACTGTAGGCGGGACATCGACTGTAGGCGGTGGTTCAACAGTAGGTGGAACTTCAACACCATCAAGCGGAACCCCGTCATCACAAATTCGTCGCGCTAAAACTCCAACCGAATTGGAAGAGGAGAAAGCTAGAAAAGAACTTGAAAACGCTATTGAGAAAAAGCGAAGAGAATCCGAAATTGAAGTTGAAACAGCAGGACAAAGCGAAACGCGGAGGAGCCGAGCCAAGGCATCTGAAGATTCTGGAAACATGATTCTTGCTCGTGGCGAGAATGCTATCAACATGGAGGCTTTGGCGACTGACGTGTTGAGTCTGACTGAATCAAACACCAGAGCGTTTAATTTGATGCAAAACGCAACAGTTAGAGACGCTGTGTTGCGTGCGGTTGAGCAAGGCGCAGAAGCTGGCGTTGGCCCAATGACTGTGCGCATCAACTTGCCTGTTCGCGTTGCGTTGCAGGGTAACAAAGAGTATCAGTTGACCAAGGATGACATCGCCGCTTTGCAGTTGTTCCAACAGAAGCAGTCTGCAATCACAGCAGAGATGCGCAGAATGGCAAGGACACCGGGCGAGGGCGCGACAGACAAGGCAGAAGGTCAGTTGTATGCCGCAATTGGTATCCTGCCTACAGACTCAGCCAAAGTGTTGGCACTCAAGTCCGAGGCAATGATTCAGCGTGCGCGTTACGACGCCCGCGCCGCAGAGTTGTGGTCTCAGTATCAGGACAGAGAACCCAACAAGTCGTTCACATACTTCAAGCAAAACAATCCAGAGTTCAAAGAACTTCAGAAGAACTATGTGCGCACGCTCAACGATATGCGTGAGAAGAATGCGGACACATTGCGGTCTCCTAAAAACAAGCCTGCTTCGGAGACTGCTCCCGCTTCAGCACCTGCGCGTCCAGCCACTGCTCCTGCGGCTCCAGCGTCAACCGCTCCTGCGCCAACTACATCGGCTCCAAGCCAACCTCCAGCAAATGAAACATATTCTCAGCGTCTAAAGCGTTTGCAGGCAGAAGAAGATGCGCGCAAAAAAGCGCAACGAGGAGGTTAAAGCATGGACGACAAAACATTTAAATCGCTTTCAAAGCCCCAGCAAGATGTGGTGCTAAAAATTGCCGCTGAGGCGGAGCGACAGGGTGTTAACCCAAAGCTGGCAATTGCTGTTGCGCAAGCTGAGAGTGGATTCAATCATTACAAGGATGACAAAATCCTAACCTCTGATGCTGGCGCGCAAGGTCTTATGCAACTTTTACCCAGCACTGTGGAGTTGTACAACAAAAAACTGAACGCAGGGATTAACCCTGAAGACGAGGACAGCAACATCAAGGGTGGCGTCTTCATCCTTAAAGACTTGTTGACTAAATACAAAAGCCCACGCATTGCTGTGGCAATGTATAACGCCAGCCCAAAAGCAAACGCTGAGTTTGTAAGGCAATACGAAACCAATCCAGACGCGGCAATCATGTCTTTGCGTCCAGAGACGCGCAAATATTCTTTGCGCATTTCACAAAACTTCAATCTCGATGATGACAACGAAACTGGTTTAATTCCCGCTCAGTCTCAAGCGGATACATCTGGAGGGGCCAATCCCAACAACCCATTTGCCGCTGGTGTTCCCTTGGCTGACAAGGCGCGTGAGGCTACAGAAGCTGAAGGAGAAAAAAAAGAGCCAACGACATTGATGGAAAAGGCAAGCGCACTTTTTAATGAAGTTGACCCAATATATGGTGCTGGTTTTGGCGCTGTTGCGAACGTAGCTGGCTCCAAAATGGTCAAGCCGCCATTGACTGCAACTGAGTTGGCGAGTCTTTCCGCACAAGATAAATTGGAATTGACTCGGCAAGAGTATGAAAGAGCCGCCCCTCAAGGATATGAAGACCTTGAGAAAACTTACGCCCAAAGTCAAAGCGAACTTGAAAGAATCAAGAACGAGCAAAAGCTAAGGGAGATGCAATTAAAGTCAATTCCTCCTGCGCCACCACCAGCCGCTCCTACCCCCCAAGAGCAGTTGCAAATCGAAGCAAGGAAAATTACTGGTGCAGGTGCGCCATATAACACCGTTCAAGCAATGGCAAGTGAGCGCGTTCCGTACAGCCTCGCAAGCCAAGCAATTGACATGACTCATAACGAAGGGCATGGCAAAGGCGCTCACGACATCATTGATGTATTCAATCAAGGCAAACAAAAAGCCGAGCGGTTAGGCGGCTCTGACTATGTTTTGACTGGCGAAAAAGGGCCGGGTGAGTTGTACTTGCCCAGAGAATACGCCGAGCCTCAAAACGCAGAAATTGAACGACGCGCAGAACAGACTCGTCAACAACAAGCAATTCTTGCGCAACAGCAAGAGCAAGAGCGCCTACGTCTTCAGGCTGAGTTAGACCGTATAAACGCCGAGCGTGCATCGCATGGAGCGCAACACAATGTTCTGGCTGGTCAGATAAGGGATGTAAAGCCTTTAAAGAAGGCGGTAACGCAGGCACAGATAAACGCAGAGGTTGCCAAGCGCAAGGCGGAGCGTGCGGCTCAAAATCCAACCACAAATCTTTTGAACAAAGGAAAAACCGTTGGTCGTGGAGTGGTTGGTGGAGCCGCTGGCTATTACGGTGTGATGAGCGCACAAGAGGCGTTGGAGCGTTATAACGCTGGCGACACAAGCGAGGCTGTTATGCAGGCTCTTGGAGCGCTTTCTGCGGGAGCCTCATTGACGCCCCCAGTAACCCCCAAGCTGTCTGGTGTAAAAAAACTTGGAGCGGTTGGCGCAACAGGTATGGGCTTGCGTGAAATTTACAGACGCCTTACCCAAGAACCCCCAGCACAATAAATTTCAAGGAGCAGTTGCCACTCTCCTTTTAGCCCCCCTTTAATCGGGGGGGCTTTTTTTACACTGGTCGCAGAGTTTCTAGTTTTTCACCGACTACGCGGTTCATCTCTTTGACTATCTCAACGCAACGAGCGTGTTCCTTGCGTGCGCACTCCACCGCCACATATTGCTCAATGTTGTGAGCAAACTGCATGATGTCTACCTCGTCCGCAATCAAGGGGTCTTTGCGGGGTCGGTCGCTTTGGAAGAAGATTTGCTTGACTGTTTCTTCGCTCAACATTTTTCAATCCTTATTTGTGAGAGTTTTTAAGTTGCCAAAATTGTAGGAGGTTCACGAACATCGCCCAGCCACGGTCAAGGTCTTCAGCGCTCCATTCACGCACCACGACAAGGTCAGGGACGCTACGAGAGACAAAGACGTTGGCACAGCGTGCTTGGGGGATGCCTAGACCAACTCGGTAAGCTGAGAGTTGCATGAGGTGTTCGTCGTATCCGTCAACCTTTGCGGGGTCGGTGAACTCTTTGGTCTTGATGTCAATGACGACGTTTGTGGAGCCAGCGCAAAATAAATCGCACTTACCGCCAAAACCGAGTTCATGTGCGAATGACCGCTCGGAAATCCAGATTTGGTCTCCGAAGTGTTCTTTGATTGCCTTAGAGCAGGCGTCAACACTCTCTTGGTGTTTTCCTGTTGGTTTGTCTTCATAGAAGCCTTGAATAGATGCATGGATGTCAGTTCCCGCGTCCGCCGCCGAGCGACCCTGTTCTTTGGAATCGTTGATGATTCGGTCTATGTATTCCTTTTCAGGTTCGTCGGGGCGGCGGGGAAGGGTAAGCGCGGCGAGTAGCACCTGTTGCTGAAGCCAATTGGTCAGCGCAGGTTTTGCCGCGACACTCAGAATTGTAGTGACACTCGGAACCAAGTTCATGGTTCGCGCATCTCTGAGCGTGGTGTTGCGTGGTGAGCCATCCTTCTTGGATGGGACGGTGTATTGTGGCACGCCGTCGCGGGTATACCAGTGATTCGATTCGCTTGCGCGTACTGCTGGGGTTGTAATAGTCATTTGCGTGTTCTCTGTTAAGTTTTATTTGCGCGTTTTGCAAACCGTGCTTTTTTGGCTGGTGGGCGACCACGGCGTTTTGGTGCTGTCTTGATGTGTTCGGCATATGCCTCATCAAACTGCTCTTCGACGTGCTGAGTAAAGCCTCGCAAAATCTCTTGCTCTGCGTCTTCTTGCAGTTGCTCAATCAAGCTGTCTGCTTTTTGTTGGATTGCTTCAATCAAAAATTGAACGTCAGTCATAGTCAAGTTCATGTTTTTCTCCTAAGAAAATTCTTGGGCATCTGCCCAGTTGTACCAGCGCGTCACAAATTTCTTGAGGTCATCAAAAGACTTGCCTCGCACCCTGAAGCGTCCGTCCGAGCAGAGTTGCTCAAACTTCTCGACCACCGTCTCACCGTCCGTGTTGCCTTGGATGATGACGACGGTGAACTGGGGTTGCCTTGCCAGATTGCGCAGTAGCAACCCCTGTCCTTGGCTGATGCTTTCACCTTCGCGCTTCCACTCACCGACAAAGAATTTGCACTTGCGCTCAAAAACCATGTCGATGTCGCAGGGCGTCGCCTTGGGATTGGTCTCAATCAGTCCCTTGAACTGGTAGAAATCAATGTGCGCCGCGTTTTGATTACGCATAAGCCTCATGGTCAGAACGGGATGTCGTCGTCCATGTCGTCAAAGCCGCTTTCGGGGGCTTTAAAGGGCGCTGGGGTGCTTGATTTGCCGCCGCGTGCCTGCCACTCAGGCGACTTGCCAATCTTCTCTTTGAGACCGTTGCTGAAGCTGTCAAACAGCGTCATGTCAGGCTCGTCAATTGAGAACATCTTCAACTCGTTATAGCCTTCAGGCATTCCAGCCTTCTTGATTGCGGGTGGCACAGACATGATGGCGGCAATGTTGGTGTATTCCTTGCCGTTGTTGCCCATAGCCTTGATGACCGAAATCATCGCCCACGCGCCCAGCACGTTCTTGAGTTCAAAGCCACGCAACTCGTCTGCGGTGAACTCGCGTCCACGCCACGTTTGCAGGTCTTTGCGCAGGGTTGCCATCTCCGCCAGCGAGAGCGTGAAGTTCTTGCTGATAGACATTGGTTCGCCCTTGGCTGTGACAATTGGTTTGCCAGCCTCGTCTTCTCCATGCACCTCAAATTGCAACATCACTTTGGGCAGTTTTTTAACCGTGCCAAGGTATGTTGACTCTTGGGTTCCCAAGTCAATGACTCGGTAGCACCGTGCAAGGTGCATTCCTTGGGGTACTGGGGTGAAATCACCACCGCCGCCTCCGCTTTCTTTCGCTATTAAAGCCATCATTCGCTCCTAGTTAGGGTTACAGTTTCTAAAGTCACTATAGGTCTCTTGGGCATCCCGCATTCGTAGCGGATGATGTCCCAGTCCTCCTGCGTTGCAACGCCTGCCTCAGCCCGTTCTAGAGCCTCCTCAAGCATTTGTTGCCTCTCAAGCATCAATTGATGCATTTCGTATTCGCTGTTCATAAGTTCGCTTTCAAGTTAAACAGGTTGTAGTGTATCATGTTTAATCTGGTGTTGCACAACAATTTTTTTCAGTGTAACATCTGATTAACCGAGAAAGGGAAACGATGACACTTCAAGAATATTTTCAGGACAAACCAAGGGGGACGATGATTGCGTTAGCACGCAAGCTGGGCATCAGCAAGACATGGTTCTCTTTGATTGTGACTGGGCGACGACTACCTAGCCCAGAACTAGCCCGCGACATTGAGTTGCACACAGGTAGGAAAGTGAAGAGGGCTGAACTTCGGCCCGACATTTTTGGAAAGACAGCGAAATGATATGGTACAAATTCCACATCGGTGATTACCTCACACACACGGTTCATCTCAGTGATGCTGAGGACTTGGCGTACCGACGCCTGCTTGACCTGTACTATATGAGTGAGAAAGAAATCCCACTCGATACCGAATCGGTTGCCCGCAAGATTCGTCTTGATTTGGACATAACCGAATCGGTTTTGGGTGAATTTTTTGAACGTACTGAAACAGGGTATTTCAACAATCGTTGCCATGCTGAAGTTACCAAGTATCAACACCAAGTTGAGAATAATCGACAACTCGGAAAGCGAGGCGGGAGACCGAAGAAAACCGAATCGGAAACCGAATCTAAAGCGAACGATAACCCTAAGAAGATACAGATACAGAAGAAGAATATAAATACATCGTCGAAATTCGACGAGTTCTGGAGTGCTTGGCCTGCGTCCAAACGCAAGGTCGCCAAAGCAGAGTGCCAGAAGAAGTGGGCCAAGGCTGGCTTGGACGCGGTGGCTGAGACCATCATTGCGCAGGTTAACAAGCTGAAGGTTACCGAGCAGTGGACTGGCGGCTTTGAGCCAGCACCCCTGACGTACATCAATCAGCGTCGCTGGGAAGACGATGCAGGCACGCCAGCCGTTGGTCGGAGGGTGATATGACCCCAGTCGAGAAGATGCTCGGTATGTTGACCAAGGTCAAGGGTCGCAACGGTTCTTGGACTGCCTGCTGTCCTGCGCACAACGACAAAGGCCCATCCCTTGCCATTCGTGAGACAGACGATGGGCGCGTCTTGATTCACTGCTTTGCTGGTTGCGAGACGTTGAGCGTCGTGCAGGCGTTGGGCATGGACATGACCGACCTGTTCCCTCCAGACGACAAGCGCCGCGAGTACCCAGTTGAAGGCAAGAAGAGTCTGAAGCCTGCGTTCTACGCCAGCGACCTGATGCGAATCATCTCGTTTGAAGCGTTGGTGGTCTCCATCTGCGCCTACGACCTGAGTCAAGGCAAGAAGTTGAGTGAAGGCGACAGAGAGCGAATGAAGTTATCACAACAGCGAATTGAAGAGGCAATGAAGTATGCAAACGTCTGACGTGCAAAAAAGAGCGCAGGAACTCGACGAGGCTCGTCGTATCCGTATCGTGCGGCCTGACGAAGTTGACTTTGAGAAGTACCTCAAGGCCAACGACGTGGCTCAGAAGGTCAAGGGCGCGGGCGAATTCTTGGATGAGATTGAGGCAGAGATTGCCAGCCCAGTGGTCGAGGTTTCTCAGACCATGCCTTGGACGAAGACCCACTCAGGGTTTCAGTTCCGTGCAGGCGAGGTGACTTTGTACGCTGGCGGCAACGGTGGCGGCAAGTCTATGGTGACGGGTCAGATTGCGATGGGACTGATTAAGCAAAAACAACGTGTGATGATTGCATCGTTTGAGATGAAGCCCAAGCGCACCTTGTTTCGTATGCTCCGCCAGTTTGCTGGTGAGAACATCGACTTCCCACGATACATGGACAAGGCCCGCTACCTGACAAACCTCATTACCCGCATGAGAACTTTTGCTCATGCAAACCTGTGGCTTTATGACCAGCAAGGCACGGTGACTGCACAGCAGGTTATTGCAGTGTCACGCTACAGCGCCGTCGAGTTGGGCGTTCAGCACATCTTCATTGACTCGCTCATGAAGTGTGTGTCTGGTGAGGACGACTACAACGCCCAGAAGTCATTCGTTGACGAGTTGACTTCGCTGGCGCGTGACCACAATGTCCATGTTCATTTGATTCACCACATCCGTAAATTGCAGAGCGAGGAAATTAAGCCCAACAAGAACGACATCAAAGGTTCAGGCTCTATCAGCGACCAAGTGGACAACGTCTTGATGGTATGGCGCAACAAGAAAAAAGAACACGATGCACAGAACGGTTCAGTTGACCCAATGATTCCCGATGCTTACCTGATGTGCGAGAAACAGCGCAATGGTGAAGCTGAGGACTGGTACTCGCTTTGGTATCTCAAGGACAGTCAGCAGTTTGTTGAGAACCACGACTCAATCCCGATGTCTTTCGACGATGGAGGAAGATTTTGAATGAGACGCAAGAAGGTCAAGGAACGGATGAACATCGTCACCGTTGTCTCGTTCGGGAGGTCATCAAGATGCGGCTCAAAAATCGCGATAGCGCATACCGTTGGTTCAATGGTTACGTTGACGAGCGTGGGAAACGTCACAAGGGATGGAACGAACTTCATCCCCAGTCCCGCCTTGAGGCGGATGTTAGAGACCAGTGGGCAAAAGGCAACCGAGGTAACACAGGAGAATGGAAATGAAAAAACTAGAAACTAATTTGCTGGCGCTGGGCCAAGCATTTTTTACGCAGGATGAATTCAATAAAGCACTGACTGAAGCAAAGGCTGAAATCATGGCTGTGGCAATTCAAACAACCAAACAAGCAATCATCATGGAGCGGCAAGCCTGCGCTGAAATGGCTTTTGCTTATGAGGCAAAGCTGGCTGGCAAAGAGGACGACGAAGAGTTCAACTCGCCTCTTGCCAACGACATTCTTAACCGCATACCAACTCAGAGGCAGTAATGACACAAGACGAAGAAATTGAATTTGAGCGATTAAAAACAGCAAGGGATGAACTTTTGTTGACCGTTGCAAGGTTGCGCGGAGACATAGATACCTTGCACGCAATGTATGAGCAAGCCTGCCAACAACGTGATGGGTTGATGGATGCGCAGAGGTCAATCCTTGCCGTAATGCGAGGAAACATCCAATGATTGAAATAACACTGCCTTGGCCTCCCACGGTCAACACCTATTGGCGCAACTTCAATGGTCGCACCATCATCAGCGCAAAGGGGCGCGAGTACCGCAAGGCTGTCGCTGACCAAGTGCTGATTCAACGTGCCGCCAAGCACATCGACTACGCGGTAAAGGTGGAGATTCAAGCCTTCCGCCCAGACCGTCGTCGTCGCGATTTGGACAATTTGCTCAAAGCAATTTTGGACTCCATGACCTACGCTGGCGTCATGCAAGACGATGCATTGATTGAAGACCTCCGCGTGTACTGGGCAGACGAGGTCGGCGGCATGGTCAAGGTGACCATAGAGGGGATTGAATGAACTGGATTATTTCTATCGTGGTGGTGTACTTCTTGTTTTCAGGTGAGCCGCCCCTGATTGATGTACTCCACGACCACGTCATGCATTACCTTACAGAGAAAGAGAAGGCTCGTAAATGAAAACGGAACCAGACTTGATTGACATCTATGCAATGTTTGCGCTGATGGGTCTCATGCAAAAGCCCATCAAGGGCAAGTCAAAGATAGATATTGCCTACGAGGCGTTCGAGCAGGCGCAAGCAATGGTCGAGGTACGCGAAGACTTCATGGACAAAAGGAGAGATTGATGGAGACATTTTTAAATATTGCAGGGTTGTTTTTTATGGTGTCAGGGATGGCGGCGTGGCTTCTTGTCGCTTTGATTGTTGGTTTTTATTGGATGTGTTCGCGTCCACCAAAGGAGGAGTAAATGTTTGAAACATTTGGAGATTTTTTTTGGACGTTCATGGCAATGTCTGGGTTCATGTTCTGGATATGCGTCGTGATTTTCATCGGACTTGTCATCAAGCGCAACCGCGCAAAAAAAGGAAGGATTTTTTATGAGTGAAGACAGAGACCCACACAAGGCGGTGGATTACATCCTGCTCAATGGAAAAAAATTCGCTAAAGCAAAAGCGGAGCGGTGCTACATCGAAGAGTATCGCAAGTCGCTCAAGGCCATATTGATGAAGCGGAGCATGGAGAACGCGATTGGGGCGCAAGAGCGCGAGGCATACGCGCACCCTGAGTATGTGCAACTGCTTGAAGGGTTGCGCGAGGCTATTGAGATAGAAGAAAAATTACGCTGGGACTTGTTGGGCGCTCAGGCCCGCGTGGAAATCTGGCGAACAGAACAAGCAAACAACAGGGCAGAAGGAAAGGCAACGCTATGAAAACTTATTCAATTGATTTGGTAAAAGTCCCCAAAGAATGGGGAGGAGCATTGTCTGAGGCGGTCGTTGATTCTGAGACTGGAAGCACTGCATTCATTGTTGGCGAAGACCAAGAGTTTGCAAAAAGGCTGGTTGAATTTATGAATCGTTTTGAGCGAATCAAAAACAAAGGAGAGGCAACAGCATGAAAAAGACTTTTATCGCAGTGTGCGCATTGAGTGCATTGGTTGGATGTTCGTCCAACAAGGAACCGCACGTCACGGTGCAGAACCTCATCATGGACAGGAACATACAGCCGCTTAGTCGTGGTGAGCAGATTGACGCCATCAAGGACTGCCAAGAGGCAGGCTTACGCGCCCGCGTGATATACGGTAAGCGCTACGTCAACGGCTACAGCACCGAGACAGTTATCGACGTTCTCTGCTCCAACCGATATGCGTTTTAATACCTTTCAATGGGGGGTCATCCACGGTTTATCGTGGGTGGTCTGCCTTGCTGATGGCTGGGTTTTACACAACCACGTCTTGTTCGGGATGGGGTTGTTTTTTATGGTTTATTCAATGTGGAGAATGATTGTGACGGCAACACCAGAAGACGAAGAGTTCGAGCGCATAGAGCGTGAGCAGGCAATGGGGTGGCGTAAGCGCCAGATTGTTTCTCTGAAGACTGGTGTCGAGTCTTTTGATGAATGGGAACACAGCCATCGACCAGACCAGTATGACGTGGAGCGTCGCGCATATCTTGCTGGGTTTGAGGCTGGGCGTCGATATGAACGATTGAAAGAAACAAACGACTAAGCATGACAACTCTCAAAGAAAAAAAGCATATGAGCGCCGTTGCTGAACTGGGGTGCGCGGTATGCAGGCGGATGGGCTACCAAGGCACGCCTGCTGAACTGCACCATCCAAGGCGTTTGGCGGGGGGCTGGGGGCGTTCTAGCCACATGACCGTCATCCCACTATGCCCAGAGCATCACAGGGGCAATACGGGCTTGCACGGGCTGGGAACCAAGGGGTTTGAGAAACACTATGGCTACGACGAGGTTGACCTCTTGAAAGAAACACTGGAACTGCTCGGTGTTGCAGAAAGGCAACATTAGGGTTTTCCTTAGAAAATATTTTGAAAAAGATGTTGACGTCGTTTAATCTGGTGTTAAACTATCTTCACTGACCAAGCAATTGTTGCAAGGCAGGTAACAAACGAAAGCGAGACCACCATGAAATCAAACGACATCCAACTCACTCAAGTAGACGTACTCGGCAACCTGTTGGCTCAAATCGCTGAGTTGACCAAGCAAGCTGATGCCATCAAGGACGGCATCAAAGACAGCGCCAGCAACGGCGGTGACAAAGTAGTCGAGGGCAACCTCTTCAAAGCAACATACATCGAGAGCAATCGCTCTGTGGTTGACAACAAAGCCCTGTTGGCTGAGTTGGGTGCAACTGCCGAGCAGATTGCCCGCCACACAAAGACCACCGCAGTGTTCAGCGTCAAGGTCACATCACGTTAATCACAGCCCCTTCGGGGGCTTAACCAAAACGAAAGCGAATCGGTTATGAAACACGCGCAAGCAGATTACATCAACGCAGGCTACAAGTACGAGAAGGCTACCAGCGCCGACAAGGCCCGTGCAGTGGCAGAGAGCATTCGCAAGATGCTCCAAGAAGAACACATCAATGACCAGAGCGACGCTCGTTACTTTGTTGAGCGCGGTCGCAAAGAAGCAAGGGAGACAGCATGAACACCGACCACATCGTCCACAACTCCAAGACTCAGCGCATGGAGTGCCAGCACTGCGGCTTTACGCAGGCCGTCAAGATGCCTACGCCCATCGACGCCATCTTGCACACGTTTGATGCCTTCATGGAGGCTCACAAGGACTGCCAGCGCCCTCAAAGCGAGGCGGTGATGTCTGACTACATCAAGGGCTTCGACGCGGGTTATAGCTACGTTTTGAACGAGATTGAGCGATACATCAACGTGTACCCCACAGACGTGTTCGCTGTGAAGGAGTTGCTGGCCCACCTCAAGATGGAAGACAAGCCGCAATGAGATTCATTGAGTTGTTCGCGGGCATTGGTGGGTTCCGTCTGGGGCTTGAGCAGGCGGGTCATCAGTGCGTGTGGGCAAACGAAATATTAGAAAAACCAAGGAGGATTTATGAGCGGAACTTCGGACACCAGCCAGACTCAAGAGACATTAGAACTGTTCGACCCGACGACATCCCCGACGCCGACCTTCTATGCGGCGGATTCCCGTGCGCGACTTTCAGTGTTGCTGGAAAGCGCTCTGGATTCTCGACAGAAGATACTCGCGGTACTCTCTTTTTTGAAATCTGTCGCATTCTCAGAGACAAACGAATACCTTATGTTTTCCTTGAAAACGTCAAAGGACTCCTCAACCACGATGGGGGAAGAACCTTTGCTGTCATCATCGCAAGTCTTGATGAACTGGGGTACGACGTTCAATGGGAAGTTGTTAACAGCCAAAATTTCGGAGTCCCGCAAAATCGGGAGCGGGTATTTGTTGTCGGACATCTTAGAGGACAACCCAGACCCCAAGTATTTCCTCTCGGACTCTGCGTTTCAGAAGATGTTCTCGAAAAAGAAAAAGGAACGCAAGGAGAAGTTCGAGGAGGGGAACCCGAATCAGAACGACCTGTTCTCATGCCTTTCGTAACTGGCAAAGTGATGCAGTTTAAGGATGTGTTCCCCACACTTGACGGTCACTATTGGAAGGGTATCCAAAACAATCAGGGGCGCGGGGCTGTGATGCAGGTGCGCCCAGTGTTGACACCGCACCGCGAGAGCAAGCGCCAGAACGGGCGTCGTGTCAAAGACCATAACGAGCCAGCGTTCACGCTCACGGCTCAAGACAGACATGGAGTCATCGTTGGTGAGCGCCTGCGCCGCCTTACACCGCTAGAGTGTGAGCGCTTGCAAGGACTGCCCGACAACTTCACCAAGTTTTATGAGGACGGTACACCTGTCAGTGACGCAGAGCGTTACGAGCGATGCGGTCGCACCGTCACCATTCCTGTCATCTACGAAATTGCAAAAAGGTTCCCGCTATGAGTTCTTGGACATTTGAGACGCCAGAGATTGCCGCAGGCTTTGATGACCACGTCCGTGAGCAGTTGCCGTGGTATGACATGGTGACCGACGCGGTGTGCTACATCGTGCGTAACTACCTTACCGACGACAACACCGTGGTAGACGTGGGTGCATCAACAGGCAACATGATTGACAAGCTGATGCCCCTCCTGCTAGAGCGCAAAGCCTACGCCGTTGCGATAGAGAAAAGCCCGACGATGGTCGAGGTGCTCAGCAAGCGTTTTGAGAATCACCACAACGTCAGCATCATGCAAGACGACATTCGCTCCTGTGGGCTGGAGCCTTCGCAGGTGTACGTCGTATTTCTGACGATGATGTTCGTTCCCGTGCATGAGCGCCAGCGCGTTATAGACTATCTGAGAGCGAATTTGCTCAAGGGTGGGGTGCTGGTAGTGGTGGACAAGGTTTGTGACCACGGCGGGTACTTTGCGACCGTCCTGAAGCGATTGGGGATGCACTGGAAAATTCAGCAAGGTGCGAAGCTGGGAGATGTCACCACCAAAGAGATGAGTCTGGCTGGGGTGCAGATACCCTTCGACCCCTCCATGCTAGGCGCGGATGCCAAGCAGTTCTTTCGGATGGGTGAGTTTGCGGGCTGGGTGGTAGAGGGTTAGGGAAACTACCTAGAAAATAATTTGAAAAAGTTGTTGACATCGTTTAAGTTGGTGTTATACTAACTTCACTGACACAGCAAATCCGTATAGTCAGTTAACAGCGAAGGAAAGCGAAATGAAATATCAATATAACGATGGAGGTCGCAAGACCGCAGGTTTTAAAGGAACAGCGGGCGACTGCGGAGCCAGAGCAATGGCAATCGCGCTGGGCTTGGACTACACAGCCGTGTACAAGGAATTGGCGCAAGCCAACGCCGATAACGGTCGCGCAAAGTCTGCCCGTAACGGCATCATGAAGGACGTGTATAGCGAGGTGCTAAAGCGCCACGGTTGGACATGGAGGCAAGCCCCCAAGTTTGACGGTCGTAAGGCGCGTTGTTCCGATATGCCCGCAGGTGTTGTGATAGCCAAGCAAGCTCACCATTTTGTGGCGGTGATTGACGGTGTGGCTCACGACATCTGGGACTGCACCCACAAAATGGTTTACGGGTACTGGGCAAAACAATAACCATAAGCCCCATAGGGGCTTTGCGTTGTTTAATTTTCTGTTATACTAACTTCACCAACACAAAATCAGTTGGGTAACTTAACGAAAGCGAACCATGAACTTCTTCAAGACACAACAAAATCCACACGCTCCCGCACACATTGTGGTTGTCGAAATTAGCGACAAAGTGCAACACACAGATGGCTGGGTTTCTCGCCATGACCTCAAGTCATTTGAGCAGGCTCAAGAAGTGGCAGACGCCGCCAGCCGCTTTGAGGGCGTGGACTACATCGCCACCGACGCTGGTGACGGTTGTTACCCACGCTTCGATGTCATCAAAGCACCAGCCCGTTTGGATGCCGTGTCCTACTATTTCAACGGCGACTCATACCCCTGCGGTCATATCAAGACCATCAGCAAGACCCTGAAGAAAATCACAACAACAGAGGGTCAGGTGTTCTACCGCCGTGGCAACACTGGCTCTTGGAAGATGAAGTGCTGGTCAATGATTAGCGGTCACCACAATGACCGCAACCCACACTTCTGAAGTCACGGGGGCGAAAGCCCCCATTAAAAGCGAATCGAAATCGAAAGGAAAGCGAAATGTCATACATAGCAGAAATTGAATCCCGCGTCGCAGGCATCCCCTGCATCATTGGTGTCACCTACTTCGAGAGCGTGAGTGGCTCGTACAGCTACCACGCCGCCAGCGATTGGGACTACCACGGCTACACCGAGTGCGAGTTCACCGTGTGTGACCGCCGTGGACGCCCAGCACCTTGGCTGGAGCGCAAGCTGACCGAAGAGGACACGAGCCGTATCGAGTCCGAAATTGCCGAACAACTCAACGATTAAGGAGAACTCCATGTCCCACTTTGACACCATGAACACCATCGTCAACCAGTTCTTTGACAACCTGCCAAAGTCCTACGTTGTCTATTGCGACTACATCGCACACGTCATCAGCAAAGAACTCAAGGCCAACGACACCGAGCGCCTGCTGTCTAGCGTGAGCCGCCCACAGTACGACCTGACCAAAGAGGGCGGCTTTGCCAGCACCAAGAAGACCATCGAGGTCGAAGACCGCTTTGGAACCAAATACCGTGTGACTGTGGAGGAGGTGAAATGAGAGAAGAAACATTGCTGGAGAAGGTCGTCATTGGTATAATGATGGTTCTGGTTTTCGTGTTTATGGCGTGGGTTCCAGACTTCACACTTGACGAGCAGGACTGCGCAAAGCAAAAAACCAGCGCGTATGTCGGCAAGCTGTGTAGCGAAGCGAAAGCGAAATAAAACCGAGTCGGTTTCCGCGCAAGCGGAGCCAGCACGCATGGGGATTCGGGCGTTCACTTGCCCATCGGAATATAGAAACCGAGGGGAGTCCCCAGCCGTGTTGGTGAAAGCAAGTTCTGCGTGACTCTGAAGTGAAGCGCATAGTAAGCAGGCACAGCGAGTAGCCAACAACCCATAGCGCCCCGAAAGCGAATCGTTTACACTGACGACATTCGTTCATTCACTGGGGAATACGGGTTATGCCAGAAACCGCTAAGAAGCCTGCTAAGGCACTCAAGACTACCAAGCCAAGGGGTAAGGTCTCCGCGCCCGCCGAGAAGCCTGTAGCCCCGCAAAAGAACCCTCTAGGCGCTCCCACCACATACAACGAACACCTTGCTACTGTCATCTGTATACGGATAGCAGAAGGGGAGAGTCTGAGACAGATTCTCAAGGATACGGGAATGCCAGCGCAGTCGACGGTTTACGAATGGTTGTTGCGCCACCCCTCTTTCGCGGAGCAGTACACACGCGCACGCGAAGAGCAGGCTGACACGCTGGCTGACGAAATCATCCACATCGCCGACGAGCAACCTGAAGTCATCGCGGTGGTCGACAAGAAGACTGGGGCGCTGATTGAGCATAAGCTGGACGGCGCTTTCCTCCAGTGGCAGAAGAACCGCATCGAGGCACGCAAGTGGACGGCGATGAAACTAAAGCCTAAGAAGTACGGCGACCGCGTGGCGCTGGAAGGCGTGGAGGGTGGAGCGGCTATCAAGACCGAGGACACCAACGCCAACAAGTTCCTTGACATCATCCGCAACATGGAGATGACTAAGCGTGCTGGCTGAGTTGCTCGAAGACCCAGAGGTGCAGGCGGAGTTCAACGCCAAGCCTGAGCATGACCGTATCGCATACATAGCACACGCCAAGTGGGTGGCAAGCGCCCACCGTTACCAAGTCCCTCCCCCGCTGGAGCAGGACTACACCGTCTGGATGATGCTGGCAGGGCGCGGTGCAGGCAAGACCCGCTCCGCCGCTGAGGCGCTCTGGTGGTGGGCATGGACAAACCCGAACAGCCGTTGCCTCGTCCTCGCGCCCACATCGAATGACATCAAGTTCACCTGCTTCGAGGGTCAGTCTGGTCTTCTTGCCTGCATCCCTGAAGAGTTGGTGATTGACTACAACAAGCAAGACCACCAGATTAAGCTGTCCAACGGCTCCATCATCCGTGGCATCAGTGGCGACTCGTATGAGCGTCTGCGCGGCCCGCAGTTCCACTTTGCGTGGTGTGATGAGTTGGCGGCATTCCAGTACCTTGGCGCTGGTGAGGCGTGGGACATGATGATGATGGGTCTTCGTTTGGGTGACAAGCCTCGCGTCATCGTGACCACGACACCGCGCCCCAAAGACCTCATCATTGACTTGGTTGGGCGCGAAGGAGCGGACGTGGTGATTGACCGCGCCAGCACCTACGAGAACGAAGCCAACCTCGCCTCTACCTTCCGCAAGCAGTTGGAGTCCTACAAGGGAAGCAAGCTGTACGAGCAGGAGGTGATGGGCCAATTGGTTGACCTTGAGGACGGCAAGGTGGTCAGTCGCGATATGTTCAAGCTGTACCCAGCGGACAAGCCCTTCCCCAAGTTTGAGTACATCGTGCAGTCCTACGACTCTGCCTACACGGACAAGACCTACAACGACCCGACCGCGATGACAACGTGGGGCGTGTTCAGACCAACGGATGGGCCTATGTCCGTCTTGCTCCTCGACTGCTGGGCAGAGCATCTGACCTTCCCCAAGCTGAAGCCCAAGGTGCTGGACGAGTGGCGCGTCTCCTACGGGGATGGCAAGGATGCCAAGCGCCCTGACCTGATACTGGTGGAAGCCAAGGCGTCGGGTCTGTCTCTGGTGCAGGAGTTGCAGGCGATGCACCTGCCTGTGCGTGCGTGGAACCCCGGCGGTGCTGACAAGATGACCCGCTTGCAGATTACCGCCTCCATCTTCGCCACTGGGCGCGTCTGGCTCCCAGAGTCGTCTGTCCACAAGGGCTACGTCAAAGACTGGGCGGAGGGCTTCCTGTCCCAAATATGCGCCTTCCCTGACGCCGCTCACGATGACTACGTCGATAGCGCAACGCAAGCGATTCGATTACTGAAAGACATGGGTTTCCTCGACATTAACCCAGAGCCTCGGTATGATGACGATGATGACTATGCTTATGCCCGTAAAGAGCGGGTTAACCCATACGCGGTGTAACTATGGCAGACGCTAAAAAACTATTGGGCGGACTTGGCAAGATTCGCCAACGACTGACGGCTACGCCAGACGATGCACGACTCGCCGAACTGACGTCGCACAGCGGAGACCAAGCACTGCCTTTGGTTCTGCCTCGCGCCCGCATGACGCCAGAGTTCATTGACCAACAGGCTGACCGTGTGGCTCGACAGATGCTTGGGGAACACGTCAGAAGCGGCAAGCCAAAAGACACCACCAACCTCGCTGGTCGCTCTATGAAGGAGAGCCAACGACTCAAGAATCTGAATTACAAGCTGACGCCCACAGGCACGGTGGCTCAAGAGACGACCTACATCCCGCGCAAAGGTGACGTGAAGGTGGCGTTCCCCGGCGACCAAACCGTGTCCAACAAGGTGCTGGAAGAGGTCGAGGGATTCCCTATCGACTCGGTTCAAGAGGGCGGCGCGTATTACGGCTTGGGCCAAAAGCACCTGCCTGAGCCTGAGTTCTGGAAGTCAACCGAAACGCCAGCGAAGGGTGTGCAGGGCAAGATTGACCGAGTGGCTGAACTGTTCGAGCCTGAGCGTGTCATCGGCTCCCACCTCGCAATGGGGCCAACGTCCAATAACTTTGCCATGCACTTTGCTGACGCCAACTTGCGTGCTGTTGATTGGTCAAAGGTTCAACCCAAGAACGTGCAAGTGTTCGACAACATCATCGCGGGCGGCTACAAAGACCCCAAGACTGGCGAGATGGTGACGTTCCCCAACTGGCCCGGCCTTGCTGACCGTGAAGGCGCACTTGCCGCCATGAAGGAAGACAGCAACCTTCGCAAATGGTTCAACAACCGCACGAAGGTTCCCAAGATAACTCAACCTTTGGGCTTGCCGAATGGGTTGGACATCCAATACGCCATCACAGAGCCGCGCATCCGTGACATGGAAATCAACATGACGGGCTTAATGACGGGCGAGTTGAAGCCTAACGCGCTGGTCGAAGCCGCAGGCAACCCCCACAACACCTACAGCCACCGCATCCTCGGTGAAGCGCAAGGCCCACAGGAAGTTCTGACACCCTTTGTCATTGGCTTCCCTGACGCCGCCCAACACATCGCCACGACCAAGCGCCCATCTGACTTCACAGGGACGATTCAAAAGGTCTTCCCTCATCAGGTGGTGGACGACCAATACCTTGACGAGTACAACCGCTATCGTGAGCGCATCAAGAAGCTGACAGGACAAAAGAAAGGTGGCGAAGTGGACATTGATGAAGAAGACGCCCTCATTGCCAAGGGAATCGAAGAGCGCATAAACAACATGGGCATGGCTCAAGGTGGCGGAGCGTTCAAGAAGCTGGAGTTCATGGATAAGGGCGGCAAGGTTGGGAAGTTAGCCCAAGGCGTTGCCAATGTTGGTAAGCGACTGCTTGCTGACGCGCCCGTAGAGACGAAAGCGGAAAAGCAGACACGGTTAAACATGATGCCCACTGCCCGCATTGGGGTGGAGGCCCCCGGCATCCTCATCCCCAGCAAGATGAACAACGTCCGCGAGGCTGTCCGCAACATGAAGGGCAACTACGGCGCAAGGCGTGTCGAGCGTGCGGCTGACGAGATACCAAATCTTGAGAAGATGTACCAAGAGGACGCGCTCAAAGAGGCGTTCACTGGCGACAACGCCAGCGCAATGATTACCCTCAACCCTGCCGAGTTTGAACGATACGCCCTTGAACTCAAAGGTCGCACTAAGAATGACATTGGCCCCAAGATGGCTGAACTAGCAAGGCAGGGTGACATCGACAAGTACACCGTGCCAATGGACGAGTACATCCAACACCTGCAACGCCTGCAAGACGGCTTTAGTGACTTGCCTTACCTGAACTTGTTCAAGGACGAGGTTGGCTTGCCAGTCAAGCCCAGCGTGATTGGACACGAGGGTCGTCACCGCAGTCGCGCCCTGTCTGAAAGCGGTGCGCCAGCAAGCCTTGTAAAAATCAATCCTCGTGGCGACTTGCGCGAGGGTATGCCCCGCAGGACTCAAGAGGACTTCATCGAGGCACTCAAAGAGGAACTGGAACTGTCCAACCGCTTGGTGTTGCCAGAGGTTGACGGCTCCTATCGACGCCCTGCCGTTGAGTTGCCTGACGTCTACGCTGACGGTGGCAACGTCCAGTCCTTTGACAAAGGTGGCAAAGCAGGCAAGGTGGTGTCTGGGCTTGCGAGTATTGGTAAGCGCCTGATAGCTGACAACAGCCTGCCTGCGCTAGAGCGTGAGGCGAACCTCCAGAAGTTTCTTGCTGAGAGCAAGACACCTATGCGCCTGTACCACGGCACGACCGCAACCGAAGGCGGCAAGGGTACTGAAGCCATCCGCAGGCTCAAGCCTAGCAAGGAAGGCGCACTTGGCTCTGGTGTGTACATGACGCCAAATCCAAACTATGCGGAACAGTACACCTATAAGGGCGCGGGCGACTATGAGGGCGGCAATGTGCTACCCGTATATGCGCAGATTAAAAATCCCCTTGTGATTGATGGTAGCGCTTCAAACGACCCAATGATTGAGGCGTTGATTAGACTTGGCATGGACGAGTCTCAGGCTTCGCGTATGGTTGAACGTGCATACGAAAACAAAGGCTACATTGGCAAAGAGGTCGAGTCACGCGCACGAGCCGCTGGCTATGATGGCTTGATGCAATACACCAAGGACGGTGAGTTGGGCGAGGTTGTGTCCTACAACCCCAACGCCGTCAAGAGCGCCATTGGTAATAAGGGAACCTACGACATCTACAGCCCAGAGTTGAGCAAAGCAGAAGGCGGTGGCGCATTCAAGACCTTGCAATTCAAAGAGCCTCAGCACTTTGACGGTGGCGGTATGGCTGTTGATATGTCTGAAAGTTCGCCGCTCATTACCAAGAGGGAATGGGAGAACATCAAGCGAAACGCGCCAGCCGTATATGACTGGGCCAAGCAAAACGTCAAGGACGAGGCCAACCAACTCAAGAGCGCAAGGGGCGCAAAAGACTTTGCCCTGCGTGTTGGCGCTCAATACGCTGGCGCTATCCCTGACTTGGTGAACTTGGGCTTGATGCTTCCTGACGCCGTTGCTGGAACCAATCTGGCTTCTGAAAAGCCTTGGTTTGGCAGTCAGCAAATCATTGACGCAATGCATAGCGCTGGGATGCTTGGCGAGAACGAGTTCCCAATCTCTGAGACCGTGGCTGGTATCCTCGCGCCCGCTGGCTTGATTAAGAAGGGCGTCAAGAAGGGATACCAAGCATATAAAGGCATGAAGCCTGAAGCACCAAAAAAACGACGCGGTGGACTTGCCGCAATGTCACGATAAGGATTACATATGGCAACAGAGTACCCAATTGGCCCAGACGAAGACCGCTTCATCGAGGGCATCCGAATGACTGAGGAGGGTGGCGCTGAGGTGGATATGCTCCCCGGCGAAGACCCCGATGTCGAGGAGTTGCCAGACGGCTCTGCTGTTGTCAAGCTGGAAGACTTCAAAGGCCCAGCCGAGGACGAGGACTTCTACGCCAACTTGGCTGAAGAAGTCATCAGCATCAACGAGTTGGAGGCGATGGCGACCCGCTACATCGACCTCATCGACAACGACCGCCAAGCACGCAAGAAGCGCGACAAGCAGTACGAAGAGGGTTTGCGCCGTACAGGCATGGGGGATGACGCACCGGGCGGCGCTCAATTCCTTGGAGCCTCCAAAGTCGTCCACCCAATGATGGCTGAAGCCTGCGTGGACTTTGCTTCCCGCGCCATCAAAGAGATGTTTCCGCCAGACGGCCCTGCCAAGACAAAGATTCTTGGCGAGGTGACTGACGAGAAGACCGAGACCGCCGAGCGCAAGCGCGACTACATGAACTGGCAGTTGACCGAGCAGATTGAGGAGTTCAGGGACGAGCAGGAGCAAATGCTGACCCAGTTGCCGTTGGGTGGTTCACAGTTTATGAAGCTGTGGTACGACGACAAGAAGCGCCGACCCTGCGCCGAATTCGTCGCCATTGACAACATCCTGCTCCCCTTCGCCTCCGCCAACTTCTACACCTCGCAACGGGTGACGGAGCAACAGGACATCAGCGAGTGGGAGTTCCGCCAGCGCATCGACCGTGGCTTGTATCGCGACATCAATTTCATTCGCACCACCACTGAACCAGAGCAGACCGCCGCCGAGAAGGCCAATGCCAAGATTGAAGGCAAGCAGTTTGAGAACGGTGAAGACGGTTTGCGCCGCGTGTACCACATCTACACTTGGCTTGACCTTGACGACGACGAGCGTACCAAGGGCGAAAACGCGCCCTACATCCTGATGATTGACGAACTCGACCGCAAGGTGCTGGGTTTGTACCGTAACTGGGAAGAAGGCGACGAGACGTTCACCAAGCTGGACTGGATTGTGGAGTTCAAATTCATCCCTTGGAGGGGCGCGTATGCCATCGGGCTACCTCACCTCATCGGAGGTCTTTCCGCCGCCGCTACGGGGTCATTACGGGCCTTGCTGGACACTGCGCACGTCAACAACTCACTGACGATGCTAAAGCTGAAAGGCGCAAAGGTTTCAGGGCAGTCTGACCAGATTGAAATCACGCAGGTGACCGAGATTGAAGGCGGCATCGGCGTAGACGACATTCGCAAGATTGCGATGCCCATGCCTTTCAACCCACCCTCCCCTGTGCTGTACCAGTTGCTAGGCTGGCTGACGACCGAAGCCAAGGGCGTGGTGACCACCGCCGAAGAGAAGATTGCAGACGCCAAGAGCAATATGCCTGTGGGTACGACTCAGGCATTGATTGAGCAGGGCGCGGTAGTGTTCTCCTCCATCCACGCACGCTTGCACGACGCCCAGCGCCGTGTGTTGCACATCCTTGGTCGCATCAACCGCTGGCACTTGGACGAGCAACGCAAGGGTGACATCGTTGCCGAGTTGCCCATCAAGCGCGAGGACTTCCGCCGCAACAGCGACGTGGTTCCTGTGTCTGACCCGCACATCTTCAGCGAGACCCAGCGTGTCGCCCAGATGCAGTCAGTCATGCAGTTGTCTGCGCAGTTCCCTGCCATTTTTGACCAGCGTGCGGTGGTAAGCCGTATGCTCAAGCAGTTGAAAGTGCCGAACGTCAACGAACTGATGCCAAACACTGGCAAGCCAGCAGAGTTGAACGCGGCAGACGAGAACAGCGCAATGGCTTTGGGACGCCCAGCGTTTGCCTATCCACGTCAAGACCACCTTGCGCACATCCAGACGCACTTGACCTTTGCGCTCGACCCAACGCTT